TATACCAAAGAACGAACGCACAAGTAACTGTTGACTTACCAGCCTGACGAGCAGTCGCAATAATCGTAAAACGATTGGCAGCCATAGATTCCAACATTTCTTTTTGGTAATCATATAGCTTGAAGCTCACCAACCCTTTGTCGATGTTGATAATCTTCATATATTTTTCAGTGAAATAAACTACATCGTTAGAACATCTGATGTATTCTTCAACAAGCTCTGGAGTCCACTCGATAGCTTGGTTCGAGCGTTTAAGTAGGGCATTTCCATTATAGCCGCGTAATTTACTTAGATCCACTTCCATTTTTCATATCCTCTATCACTTTTTGCAGATCAGCCGTAGAGCCAACAAACAAATTATTGGTGACGGATTTTGCTTCATCATTAGTTGGAGTGTCTTTTGCTTCGATCTCACGAATATCTTTTTGTAATGATAATAGATCTTTATTTGCCTGAAGCATTGTTTCCATAAGCTTTGCTAACACCTCGAATGCACGAGGATGCTGCGAAGCATCGGCGATTTGTGAAAGCTTTTCCATGGCAAATACGCCGTTCTGTATAACCTCATGGATATTAGAACGAGCCATTTGAAAATCATTTTTAGCGCTGTCGTCATGAGCTTTGGCAGCAATTGACTTTACTTGATCATTTGTTGTCAAAGGATTCAAATTAAGAGCATTGTAAATTGCATTATTAGAGTTGTCTGTCATGGGCTATAATCAGTCTTTGTTATTACGAAACCATAATCATCGGTTACTTGAATTTGCGATACAGGAACAGATGCTGCTGCGTTAGATGTTGGTTGACCATTTGCTGTAAGTCCAGGTTGATCAAGTGTTTGAGATACTGCATTAGCTACGCCAACAGCTGTTTCTAATTGTCCATCGGGAACGTTTTCTGGAGTATAGTAATTGACAAAAGCATATTTGATAATTGGTGTAGCTTGAATTGGACCATACAAATAGCCTTTGATTGTAAAGTCAAGAGTCCAAATTAAAGCTTGGCGCTCTGTAAAGTTACCTTGATATGTATCTTCCTGTGAAACGCTGTTAAGAACAACAGGAATATCTTTCAGCTCATTCATATCAGGAATAAGCTCTACAGTAACTGTAAAGTCTGGAGTAAAGTAGGGCAGAATTTGCTCTACGATTTTTGTACCATCCTCAGCATTTTTCACTAGAATATAAAGTCTGAACCCAAAGTTATAAGGGACAGGCATGTATTGATAATTTAAATTTGAAGCATACGCTGTGTTTGCGATTTTGTTAGCTGTGCGCTGAATTGTTTTAAGTTTTCTATCGCTATCGTAACGTACATCTGTCATCTCAAATGACATAAACGGCATTGTCAGCGTTGCCGTTGGACGATCAATGTTAGGATCTTGTTGCGTACGAGCCAACATCTTTTCTTTGGGAGCATATGTGATCGGAACTTTTATGACAGCTGTAAGATTACCAGAAGTATCCGTTCTTTCAATAATAATGTCATCAAACAGCGTACCGAACAGGGCTACGTATTTGCGAATCGTTTGAAAATAAAACTGTTGACCGAACATTAGATACCGCCTTCACTGAATGGGTCGTTGACGGACCAATCAATAAACCCTGATGATTCATTAGCCATATCTTGGTTCGTGCCTGTGCCTTCGATAGTATCGAGATTATATTGTTCCATTTCGATATAGTTACCTTGCTCATCAAACAACGGAGCGCCAGTTTCGTCTTTAATAACGTAATCAAGAATATTGGTGCTGAAGTTTTGCTGAATACGATCGATTTCTGGAATACCTGTGTTGAATACTTCATCGCTGTATTCAAATAATTCACAAGTCATTTCCCACGTTTGTAATGCGCCTAATTGATAGAACATCTCAAACTTGTTGACGAACTTAATTTGAAAACATTTATTATTCAGCGGAAAGTAAATCAAGTCGCCTTCGAGCGGTCTTATCAAAGTAGTGTAAGCGCCAATTTCTCTGCTAAATGTTCTTTGTGCGATAGAGAACACAACTTGATCGCGGATTTCCAAACCGAACTTAGACATAAAGTTGCCGTCGCCAGAAAACCCATCAACTGACTTAATATAGAATTCTACAAGATATGCATTGGTGTATGATGATTGATCGTCAGCCGTATACAACTTATCAAGATTGTTAATGTTACGAGTGATATAGTACATATCCTCGCCATAGATCTTGATAGCCTCAACAACCAGATCTTCAAGGAGATCTTGTTCGCCAGAGCTTTTGTAGTTGTTGAAGTAAAAGTTGGTCGCTATTTTAGCCTCCTACTTTCTTTTTACATTTGTCATTGTGATACCTACCTATATTTCCTGCATTTCCTTCAAAATCACAATGTATACATTTGATTCTTTTATTATTTAGTTCTTTAAGATGTGTTGTTTCTTTTCTTTCATTTTTACGTTCTTCAGACCATTTTTTACCTCTATTCGCTTCTGCTGCCATAGCTAAAGCCTTCGAATTATCTTTACCGGCATTTTTACCCATCATTGATTGACGGCGTTTTTCTCTGACTTCAGGATCAGAACTTCTAGTGTCTCTCGTAGCCAATCCAGCTAGATATTTTTCACGAACTTCTGGACGATACATTGCTTCTTTTGTTTTGATAGAGATTTTTTCTGATAATGTTTTAGCTTTTTCTTCTTCAGTAAACCAATGACCATTTAAATGGTTAGTCAAATTGTAATATTTTACACCCAATTCTTCTTCTTTAATAAGAAAAAGATATTCATATTCTTTTTTAAGAAGATTCACCTCAGAAGAATAAACTCTCGCAATAATTTTTCTTTTAAAATTATTTGGTCTACGTCTATATGCATCTCTCATTCTATTTGAAGAACAAATATAACCATCATTCTCAGTTCCCCAATGAGAACCTATATAATACATTTTACGATATGAATCGAACCAGATATAAACAAAACCATATTTTTCCATCTTAACACTCCTATGTTGTTATAGATGTATTTAGTAATATCGAGTGTCTAGCCAATCATATCCGCAATTGGTAAGCTGCTATCGTAGATAACCTTTTCTAATTCTTTTCTTTCTGCAACAGCATCGCTAAGAATTTTATCGCCATTAAAAGTAACACCTCCAGGAAGCTGCATACCAGAGAACTTAGAAAGGTTAGCGCCCCATTGTTCTTTGATCAACGCTGTAGCATAGTTTTGAAGCAGACGTTCATTGTACCCTTTTGTATAAACATTCGGGTCAATAACCTGATAAGCTTCGATGATAAGATAATCGCCTTCATTGACAAGCGACCAATCCATATCTAGATAAAGCTTATTGATGATACGATTGTAACGGAATGGCTGCATACCAACAAGAATCTGTTCAAGGAATTGAACATGTTGAAGAGCCATGTAGTAAGGAACCATTGACACTGATGTCAGCGTATACAAATCGTTCAATGCAATTTGATAGCGAATGTTAAACAGATTGTTTGTGTTTAATGACTGACCGACAGGAAACAGATTAACAACGCCGCGAATGTTATCGGGCATTGTAATGTAACGATTGTAGATATCTGTTTGTGTAACTTCGTATTTGTAGTACACTTTTTCCATGCCATCGAAATGATAGTCCCAATAAAAGTTGAGAGCTTCAGTGACGCGATCTTCAACCTGATCGTCATCTACGTTAATTTCGATTACTGGAGCGCCGAGCTTACGTAAGCAGTAAGCTTTAAATTCGTCTCTGTTATTGATCCAAGCCATTTAATTACCCTTGTGTGTTACCAGAGTCTCTAAAATAAAGCGCAACTGAACCAGCGCCTACGGTAACGTTAGCAGTTTGTCCGTTCAAAATACGAACGTAATTTTGATTTTTTAGTGTCTTATCATTTACTGTGACTGTACCATTGACGCAAACAACAACAGATTCAACTCCATCACCAGTATATGATGTTGTTGTATTTTCAGTTAAAAGTGTTCCATCATAGATTTTTGTTGCAGGAACAGGGTTGATACAAAACCAAGTTCCACCAACGTCGCTGTTGATAGTATATGAAAATGCTGTATTATAATGTTTTCTTAAATCATACAAATTTCCAGCAGAATAGGTATCAGTTACGTTACCATTCGAATCTAAAACATTCGCAGAACCTTCTAAACAATAACCAAGCTGACTGTAACCACCATTTTTAGTTGTGTCAGCTGTTGTAAATGAATATGTTTCATTGGCGGTCATATGACCGATACAAATAACAAATCCTTTACAAATTTGGTTCGTTGTTAAAACTTTCATAAAGAAACCTCAAGCGTGAAGTTATTTGCGTTAATAAGATCTGACACTTGAAAAGTTTGATGAGCGCCAACAGTATTTTTAATAGCTGCTACAAGATCTGTATTAGCAGCATATACATTTTTTTGTTCAATACCGCTAAGTATATTTCGACCAACCATTGCGATTTGTTTAATTATATCGCTAGAATTGTTGGCGCTATATAAATGTGGATAAAATGCATACGTAGGCGTAACATTATTGCCGTCAGAAAAATTGACATGCATAACGTGACTGTTTTCGTCATAATCTACAATGTTGACTGATACATAGTCCATATTTTACCTCTTTTATTTGTATTTATCAGGCAGCATTGCCTCTAATGTCGTTTGTTGCAGCCCATGTAACATTACCACCACCAACAACGTAATATCCAGCAGCGCCGCCACCGCCACCATTGTTACTTGGTGCACCACTTTGACCAGGTCCACCACCTGTTCCGCCGTAACCGCCACCAGAAGGAGGTGGACCCCAACCACTGCCGCCAGCAGATAATGATCCAGGGTTTCCTGAATTTCTACCACCCGAACCTCCAGGTCCAGGGACATAGCCGCCTCCGCCGCCACCTGAACCTCCAGGAGCATATGCTGGTTTAGGACTACCATCAGCACCACCATTACCAGCGCCACCGCCTCCGCCGCCACCCCAAATAGAACCATTGTTTGTTATTCTTGTTGGGTAGTTAACAAGTAATGCGTTACCACCAGCAGAACCAGAACCTCCATCTTGCGCACCACCACTACCACCAGCGCCTGTGATAACGCCGTTATTATACAGTTCTAAAATATCACCGTTATTACCATTTAATGTAAGAGCATATGCACCAGTTGATGTCGAACCAAGAACTGTGCCGCTGTTAATTGTGATAGAGTTATATGTTCTACCAGCAACATAATTTCCGCCAGCAAGAGATATAGATTCAAGATTGTAAGTAGAATAATAACCATTCGAATCTAAACTACCACCAACAGAAACATTTGTTCTAGAATTACCATGGTAATTTGAAATAGGAGCTGGTGTTCCGCTGTTTATGTTTTGACCAGTGAAACCAGCTGCAGCCAGTTTTCTACCTTCAGCGTCATCCAAACTATATTGATTTGTAAAGAATCTACCAAGTTCTGCGTTTATTTGAGCAAAGCTTATAGTGCCTGTTGGTAACGTCATTAATTTGCTCCGGAATTAACTTTTGCCTCGAGCTCTTTAATGGCTTCAATAAGAAGCGCGACTACACGATCGTACTTGACTGCTTTCGTTCCATCTTCACGAGTTGCAACGACTTCGGGAAGAACCTTTTCGATTTCCTGAGCGATTACACCAACGTCATGCTTACGAACAAAGTAACCATCTTCGCCGCCATTATTAGCAATGAATTCATCTGTCCAGTCAAACTCAACACCGCGAATAGCCTTGACTTTATCAAGAGCATTTGGTATAACAGAGACGTTCTCTTTTAAGCTTTCGTCAGAAGAATAGAAAGCAGTGATATTGTTAGTGGCACGAATTTCGCCAGTTGTACCAGATGCTGGAGTGCCAACACCGAGTGAAGAAATTTGTGTTGTAACAGGTGTTGCCCAATAAACGCCAGTTCCGTTTGATGTTAAAACTTGACCAGTTGAACCAACTGAAGCGTTAGCTGTGACAGTGCTACTGAAAACAACAGCCTGTGGAAAATTGATTGAACTGTTTGAAGAATTGATCTGAACAAAGTCAGTCGTGTTGTTGTAATTGATATAAAAATTACCAGAAAGGTTAGTAACACGCCATGGATTAGATGAGGGATAGGAAAGCCAAATGTTGTTACCAAAACGACCATTACCTGCAACATCAAGAGTATAAGCAGGAGTTGCTGTTCCTAAACCTAAGTTACCGTTAGCAGCATGATAAGCTGCTGTACCAATCGTAACAGTGTTTGTTTGAGTTGAAATAGCATAAGCATTAACAAGAATCGAGTTTGCTGTAAATGTAGTGCCAACTGTATAGGAAGCTGCATTAACAACGCCTGTTGTATAAACGCCTGAAGAATTGGCTATTACAGAGGAACCGACCTGTAATGCCGCAGCATTCACAACACCTGTGGAATAAGCGCCAGAACCATTGGCTACAAATGCGTTACTGTTAACGGCTAAATAATTTTTGACAACGAACGATAAGTCTGACACGGATCACTCTCCCCTGTGTGCTTGATTTTTATCTATTTATAATGGAGCAAATTATGAAAAGAATACTGTTATTTTTGGCTTTTTTATTGAATTGTAGCTTGACTTATGCTGACAGTCTTAGTATAATTACTCCGTCCCCTGATGATAGCTATACGATTAATGCTCGAATACTAGCCAAGTATCTTACCAAACATCTACCAAATCATCCTGACGTAATAATCCAGCCAATGCCTGGAGCGCAGAGTCTTGTTGCTGCTAACTGGCTGTATAACATAGCTCCAAGGGATGGATCGGTAATCGCCACATTGCAAAAAGAAATACCTTTCGATGGACTACTGGGTGGAAAGGGAGTGCAGTTTGATCAAACCAAATTCACATGGCTAGGGTCAACTTCCGATGGACGAAAAGATGCTGTGATGCTCTGGGCGAATGAACGTAATTTCCGTGACGATTTTATTGTTGGCGCTGAATCTCCAACAGCTGGAAATATGGCTGTATTCCTCAATAAAATACTTGGTACCAAATTTAAAATTGTAACAGGTTATCAAACAACAGGCGCAAATCGTCTTGCGTTTGAACGTAAAGAAACAGATGCTGTCATTTATAGTTTGGCTGGAATTAAAACGCAGAAACCAGATTGGCTCAACCCTGACTCTGCGATCAAACCATTCTTTCAATTTGGTAATGGTAAAAACAGATTACCTGAGTACTCTGATATTCCTACGCTAGAAGAAAAAGTAGATAGCAATTACTATCAATTGATCGAGGCTTTTGAAACGCAATTTATTTTACTCCGCCCGTTCTTAGCTCCGCCGAATTTACCAACCGATAAAGTTACTGAACTACGCAGAGGATTAGAAGCAGCAGCAAATGATTCAGATTACATAGCCGAAGCAAAGAAAGCTAGAATCGATGTTAATTTTATACAAGGTGAAAGAGCTGAGATGATTGTTGACTTTCAATCAAGAACAGATCAAAAAATTATAAACCAGCTGAAAGAAATATATCATGATTGAACATAAACTGTTTCCTACGCTTGTTACAGAACATCTCTATCCTGACCATGCAGAATTTAAGAAAAAGTTTGCTAAGAACATATTCAAACATATGACACCAGAAGGATACTCGAGCGAGCTAACGAACCATGTAACATTACACCACGAAAAAGCTTTTGAGCCATTGTTTAAATTTGCCACAGAAACAGCGAAAAAGCATTGCGAACGATTGCATATTGATACAGAAAAATTTGACTTTAACATAATTAAAACTTGGATGAATATAAAAAAGAGCGCCGAAACACCAAAGCACATGCATGGGGACGCGCATATCTCGTTTTCATACTATGTTAACATGCCACCAAATTTTGCTTGGCCAATACGTTTTTACAACTATGACAATCGACACGAACCATATCCAGGATCTATTGTACATAATAATACCAGTGGTATTTGGGATGAATTGAACTCTGGAAGTTGGCAATTTGTACCTAGTGAAGGTAGTCTTTTTGTTTTTCCATCTAACCTTGTTCATGATACAGTTGGTAATACATCATGGAATATTCTTGAGCAGGGTGTAACAAAACAATCATTGATGGATTATCGCCATTGTTTAGCAGGTGATATTCTTATGACTTACAAAAAGAAAACACCAAGTCACCTTGGCGTACAACCAGTATCAAATTGGAGGAATTTCGAATGATATATAATGATCCATTTGAACGTGAAGTGATTACCTATCCTTATGTTTGGCAAGATAATATCTTTAGCGAACAAGAATTAAAAACGATAATTGATTATTGTGATTCAAAAGGAACGCAAGAAGCTACGACATTTGCTGGACTACAGCGTGACCTACGTAAATCAGAAATAAAATTCCATCAAAGAAACATTGACAATGGCTGGATATTTGACAGATTGAATACGTTGATCGAATTCATTAATGAAAAATACTATCGATTTGATCTAAATGGATACAACTATTTTCAGTATACAAAATACAATAAAACAGGTAAATATGGCTGGCACATGGACACGCATTTGGGCGCTGATAATAGAGATCAAACTCGTAAGCTGTCCTTATCCATACAACTCAATGATGACTATACTGGTGGAGAGTTTATGATCAATGAAGGTGAAGAAAAGAAAGCTTTTACTGTACCAATGAAAAAAGGAAGAGCTGTTTTATTCCCTTCCTTTTTGATTCATCGTGTTTCGCCAATTAAAAAAGGCATTCGTAAGTCTTTGGTTGTTTGGGTTCAAGGTCCAAAGTTTAAATAATCAATTGCTGGTGTTATTACCTGTCAATTTAATCACCGCGCCATTCGACAACTCAACAAAATGAGTTACAGTAACCACATTGTGTTGACCTTCAGCGACCTTAGCTGCTAACATAGCTCTCATAGCCGATACGTTTGGATTAGTGTTATCGTTAATGTTTTTAGCAAAAGCGTAAGCGTTTGTATCATTATCGATAACCCAAGTCTGTCTCATCGTATTTGAATCATCATAGCTTACCGTATAGCTGTTACTAACATACCCGTTCTGAGTAAGAATAACATTGTCTCTGTAAGTGTTAAACAAAGCTAGCTCATCGCTGCTGAAAGTGTTTCCAAAAACATCGTTGGCAGCTTTGACGTAGACTTTATGATATTTGGACATGAGTTCCTCTATTTCTTATAAACTCTATTTATAAATTCAAGTTCGTTCTTGATTGTGGCTTCTGTATCACTTGGATCCATACAATATGACATATATGGAGCTCTCAGTTCTGCCACCTTTTTAAAGTCAGGATGCGCGCAAGCGAGCTTCATGTCAGCCAAAAAGGTTTTGGCAAATTCTGGCTTTTCTTTAGGAACAGCAAACAAAATGATTGATTGCAGATTAAAGTCATTAAACCCGATTTCTTTTCCTGTCGGCGCATCAGGGAAATTCAACATACGTTTGTCAGAAGAAACAAGGATAGCGCGAAGATTAGTCATGTCAGGAAGCGTGAAAACAGTATAGTCGATCTCTTTATTTTCAACTGCTAAAACAATTTCAGGAACTGTTTTATATTGTATCTCTTCGACTTTATCTTCTAACCCATAATGCTTTAAGAATATCTGATTCATCATTCTTGCAGCTGGAGCAACAAGAGTTCCCCCTTCATAAGACTTTGGTTTTGACTTAATATAAGCTACAAGATCATCCACATTTTTAATTGGTGAATCCTGAGCAACCAAAATACCTAATGTGTTTTTACCTATTCCTGTACTGAAGATAAAATCATGATCTCGATCAATACCAACATCTGGATTGACAACTCTATTAAATGTTATGGTAGACAAACCAGTGAAGAAAACAACGTTCTGATTTTCTTTTGCTAATGCCTTTGCTCTCAAAGCAGCAGCGTCACCAGAACCACCCATTGTAACAGCAAATTTATATTCACGCTGATTCTGCACTTCATTTAGAATCTGTGTGATACCTATACCAATTTGACCACCAGTTCCAACAACAGGCAATCCGCTAACAATTTCGATTTGTTCGGCAGCAAATGAAGATGTGGTTAAAGCCAAACTCATCAGCGCAATTTTAAGTCCACGAAGCATTAAAGTCTCCTATTATGTAAGGTTTTGTTGATAGATGTTTAGTAAGCAGCTTTTGGTTTTTGATCTTTT